CGTCGATTGTGCTGAAGGATCGCTGCTCTTCACCATGCCGGACCCGACAACGGACGGCTGGCCGCTGCTCGATGCGACCGGCCAGCCGCTGCTCGATGGGCAGGGCCGGCCCCTGTTGCGCGCGGGCACATGGCTCTGCCTCTGGGGCGACCAGCTACCGGTCGAGACGATTCTCGGCATCGAGTTTCGCAAGACCTTCAGCGTCGTGGTGATGCCATGAGCCGCGCGCTCTCCCTGAATGCCCGTCTCGCACAGGACGAGGTCACCTCGGCCGAGATCGAGGTCGTGCTGATCGAGATCTCGCATCCGAGCCTGCCAGCGCTCATCCGGCTGTCGACCGACAACACTGATCGGCTCAGCGATGATCCGTTGATGTATGGCACGCGCTCGAGCTGGCGCGGCGCAGATCCGCAGGCCGAACCCTTCTTGTGGATCCTCGCCTCGGCCGTCATTCCGGGCGACCAGGACGATGCGCCCGCCAGTGCGCAGCTCGTGCTCGACAATCTCGATGCGCAGATCACCGAGGTTCTGCGCAGCTATACCGATCTCGCGTCGGTAAATCTCGCCGTGGTGCTAGCCGAGACGCCTGACGTCATCGAAGCCGAATTCCTCGATCTGAAACTGGTCGCGGCCGAGGGCACAGACGCGTCCGTCACACTGAGCCTGTCACGTGAAGAGATTGAGCTCGAGCACTTTCCGGCGGGCCGCATGATCCGCACCAAATTCCCGGGGCTGCACAGATGAGCTGGTCGAACCGCTATATCGGCACCCCTTGGGCAGAGTTCGGCCGCAGCGCGGCCGGCGTCGATTGTTGGGGTCTGGCCTGCATCATCTATGCCGAGGAGCTTGGGATCTCGCTGCCCGACTATCTCGGTTACGGATCGGTTGCGGAGTTGGACGAGATCAATGCGCTTGTCGATGGCGCGACTGCCTCGCCCCTCTGGCTACCGGTCGACGGTCCCGCCATCGCCTTTGACATCGCGCTGTTTCGGCGCGGTCGGTTCAGCTCGCATGTCGGGATTGTGGTGCGGCACGGGCTGATGATCCATGTCGCTGCACATGACTGCGCGAAGCTGGAGAGCTACAGGGGCGGCGTCTGGGGGGCTCGGCTCAGGGGGCATTGGAGACACAGTTCACGGGCCATTGAACGCCCCGTTCAAATTGTCTCGGAGGCCGCCCGATGAGGGATGTCGCACATATCCCGGTGCTGGCCGCCCCGCATCTCGATCCCGGCACCCGGCGCATCGAGATGCATGTTCTGCCGGGTCTGACGATTGCCGAAATCGTCGACCGTGCGCTGCCGGATGCGTGCGAGCGTGACCTGCGTCAGGCGCGCGTGGCACTGGTGACGGATGCGGGATCGGCACTGGTGCTGCGCGAGCACTGGCACTGTGTGCGGCCCAATCCCGGCGTGCGCGTGGTGATCCGGATTGTCCCGGCCGAGGGTGTCCTGAAGGCGGTGCTGTCGATTGTTGTTTCGGTGGCGGCCGTGGCGCTGGGTGGCGCGTTTGGCGGCATGATGGGCACCGCGTTCGGGCTGAGCCAGGCCACGTGGACGGCGATCGGCACTCTGGGCGCCTCGATGATCGGCAACCTGTTGATCAACGCGCTCATCCCGCCGCCGAAGCCCTCAAAACAGCGCCAGAGCTACTCTATTTCCGGGCTGCGCAACAGGATGGACCCCGACGGGGCGGTCCCGTTTGTGCTGGGCACGATGCGCTATGCGCCGCCGTTCGCAGCCACGCCCTACACCGAGATCGTGGGCGACGATCAGTATATCCGCGCGCTGTTTTGCTTTGGCGAAGGCGAGCTGCAGATCACCGACATGCGGCTGGGCGAGACCAGCCTGGCGGAATTCGACGAGGTGGAGACGGAGGTGCGCTACGGGGTCGAGGGTGAGCTGCCGTGCAGCCTCTTCCCATCACAGGTAGTTGAGGAGGCTATTGGCGTCGAACTGACCCGACCTCTGCCCCGCGATGATGAGGGCAATGTGATTGAGGATCAGGCAGCGGCAGAGGTGCCTGTGGTGCGCAGCACTGGTGCAGATGCGTCCGGCGCATCTGTTATACTGACCTGGCCGGCCGGCCTGGTGAAGTTCAATGACAAGGGTAACAAGCGCTCGCGCAGCGTCTCGATCCGCATTGAACAGCGGCTGGCCGAGGCGGATGAATGGCAGCTTGTGGACACTCTCAACGTCACCGCCAAGAAGGCCGAGAGCTTTTTCCGCCAGTATAGTTGGCAATTCCCGAGCCGCGCCCGCTGGCAGGTGCGGCTGACCATGCTCACTGACGAGTCCGACAAGAGCAACATCCAGCAGCGCACGACATGGGCGGCGCTGCAGACGCTGCGCCCCGAGTATCCGCTGGACTATCCGCGACCGCTCGCGCTTGTGGCGTTGCGGATCAAGGCGACGCACCAGCTGTCTGGTCAGCTCGACAATTTCAACGCGCTGGCGAGCCGTGTCTGTCAGGATTGGGATGCGGCGTCAGGGTCATGGGTGCGTCGGGTCAGCGAGCGCCCGGCAAGCCTCTATCGCGAGGTGCTGCAGCATCCGTCCAACCCTAAGCCCTCTCCTGATGGCGCGATCGACCTTGATCTCCTGGCGGACTGGCATGATCACAACGTGGCGCAAGGGCTCACCTATAATCGCGTCCTCGAGAGCGCGGATACCACCCTGCGCGATGTGCTCACAGAGATCGCCGCTGCGGGCCGAGCCACGCCGCGCCATGACGGGACGGCGTGGGGCGTTGTGATCGATCGGCCGACCCGCTCTGATCTGATCGTCGATCACCTCAATCCGCGCAACTCTTGGGGATTCAAATGGGCGCGCGCCTATACCAACCCGCCAGATGCATTCGTGGTCCAGTTCCAGGACGCCGATAACGACTACCAGGATACCCAGCGCGTCGTCCGCTGGCCCGGCCATGTCGGGGACATCAACCTGACCGAGGTGCTGCCCCTGCCTGGCAAGGTCTATGCCGATGAGGTCTGGCGCGAGGCCCGTCGGCGCCAGCTTGAGACGATGTATCGCCCTGACACGTTCGAGGCGACGCAGGATGGCTCGGTCCGCGTCGCGACCCGGGGCGATGCGATCGCGCTGAGCCATTACGTGCTCTCGCGCGTGCAGACCGCAGCGCGGGTGCGCAATGCTCTCGGCCGGGTGATCGAGCTGGATGACATCGTTACAATGTCTGAGGGCGGCTCCTATGCGATCCGGTATCGGGCCTACGACGGCCCGACGGATACGATTGGCCGCTCGGTTGTGCGCCAGGTGGCGACCGAGCCGGGCGAGCACAGCGTCCTGACCTTCATCGGCGATGCGCATCTGCCGGCTGTTGGCGATCTCGTGCACTTCGGGCCGGTCGAGACCGAGAGCTACCAGCAGATCGTGACTGGCATCGAGATCACCAGTGATATGTGCTCGATCGTCCGCACCGTCGCCGCCGCCCCCGAAATCGACGAAGAACTCGCGCAGGCTGTTGTTCCGGCCTGGTCGAGCCGTGTCGGGGCAGAGATCGACGCAAACCTGCTCCAGCCCTCGGCGCCGCGCTTCATCTCGGTGAGCTCTGGTGTCGCCGGCACGGACAGCGCTGACTTGATCGTCTATCTGATCGCGGCAGGTTCCGGCGTCGTACAGACCGCGCAATTCGACGTTGCGCACCGCCCGAACGGCTCCAGCGTGTGGACAACAGTGCGGATCCCGGCGGCGAACGGCGGCGGAGAGCTGACTGTTTATAGCTCGGGTGATGTTGTCGACCTGCGCACGCGCGGTGTCGGAGTTAGCGGCGTGACCGGCCCGTGGTCAGCCACGCTTACCATCACCGTAGGCGGCGCGGATGCCAGTATCCCAATGGCCCTCGACGGCGATGCTGTCTCCGTGGTGCCGGGGCTCGGCAACCTGGCCGTGCAGATAGCAACGGGCGATGACGCCGCGCTGTCCAGCCTGCAAATATATCGCTCGACCAGCCCTGTCCTCGACCGTGAAACAGATGCATCCGGGGCGCCGATTGTGGCCTCCTCGCTGCGCTCGTATTCGGTGGCTGTTGGTGACAGCACCCGCACTGCCATGATCGGTGCGCTGGACGATATGTGGTCACCCGGTGATGGCTGGACGATCACGGGCGGCGTTGCCATGCATGCGGCCGGCGCGGTCGGCGCGCTGAGCCACGAGATCGCGGCGGACGCAGGCAAATATTACAGGCTCTCGGTGACCGTTTCGGGCCGGACGGCCGGGACGATCACACCGAAACTGACTGGTGGGTCCGATCGGCCCGGCACGTCGATCTCTGCCGATGGTCAGCACCTCGACCGCATCCAGGCCGTTACCGGGAACAGCATGATCGAGCTGGAGGCATCGGCCGATTTCGACGGCTCGATCGAGGTCGTCACCGTCTACCTCGAAACCTCGGCCTGTCTGAGCCAGGGCGACCATTATGTCTGGGTCGAACCCCAGAACACCGATGGCGTCCCTGGCCCGGTCGCCGGGCCCTATATTGCAACAGTACTGTAAGGAGCGCGCATGAGCGGAGTAACAACTAACGATCTGGCCGCCGCGTCGTTTGTCGACGATCTTGTGGGCAATGTCGCGGGTACGACGGTGCGCATCACGATCTCTGATCTGATGCGCCTGATGCCCGGTCAGGTCTCCGGCCCGGTTTGTCAGACCCATGCCGAGCTCGCCGCCGATCTGGCGTGGG